GTAGTCGCAGATGTACCTTCACCCAAGACATTTATACTGCCACCTGTGGTGCTACCTTTTAAATTATCTACTCTAAGTTCACTTGTCATAATATTGTATAAAATCCATTAACTGTTAGCGTTGCTGATGCACCGACTGTAATAGGTCCTGCTGACAGTGCATTGGTTGTGCTACTGATTGTTACGTCAGCACTGATTGTCTGACCATTGGTTCGTATGATGCTGTCGTTACCCAAGAAGGGATAGCGTGTGTCTGCTTCTGCCTTGGTGTAGCTGTTGGCTATACTGAAGGTGTCGTACACTATTATCTCTACTACATCATTGAGTGACGCTCCTGTGACCAACACGACCGTTGTACCTGATGTAGAGGTGTAGTCGGTTGCAGGTTTGAGTAGTATACCGTTTTGATATACATCTACGTACTCACCGTCAGGGTAGGTCAATGTGAGTGAGTTAGCATCTGAACCACTGAAGGATGTCTGCCCTGCTGTGGCTTGGTAGATGAACCTGTTACGGATACCTTGCTGTGGTGCTTTACCTATATAGGGCATTATATACCCTTTGCTAGATGGTCAGCGTATGCCTTTTTAACTGCATCTGTATGAAACTGTGCCACCATCGCTTTTACATCTGCACTTTCGTTTGTGCTGTCGTTGTCTGGTGCTACAACATGACGAGAAAAAAACCGTGATATTTCTGCACCATCTTCCTTAATCACAGTAGCAGTTCGCACTTGTATATACTTGTAGTCACCTACAACTTCTATTTTGTCTTGTACTGTTTCTTTTGTTATTGCCATTTTTTTTCCTTTATGAATCTGTGATATATATTACTGAGAATATAAAGTCAGTCATACCTGTAAGATCTGAATTAAGCACTTGGTTATTATTACCACTTCCTTTATGAAAATAAACATGAGAAGCATATGGAGTTGGTGACAACAGATGTATTCCTGCTATATTTTTATCGCCAACGTATGTAATTGAACCTCCTGCATGGTACGCACTACTACCAGCTACAGTGAAAGGTAGCCCTGCAATATAGAATACACTACTATTATTAGGTATACTGACACTATTAATATAAGCACCTGCGTAAACAATTTGTCCAATTTTAGTATATCTTGCGTTTGCTACGCTCAAGGAAGTTCCATTAGTTAGTGAAGGAGTCCACGTTCCTTCCTCGTAGTCATTCAAAAGTTCTGCTTGATTTGCCCCAGTCCCATCACCTGTAGCACCAAAATCTACACCATGACCACTAGCTAACGTCACATTACCATCTGTAAGCGTCAGACCATTAGCTACTGTAAGAGCCGTACTGGATAGTGTAAGACCCTCTGCTCCTGTTCCTCTAACTTTAGTTAACGCCATTTATTTACCTCATGCGTAAGGGCTTGTACCCAATGTGCTTGTATCCCAAGCTGCTTTTAATTTAGCCACAGTGTCTGCATCATCTATAGCCTTTGCAGAAGGTGCATCTCTCAATGCCTTCTTCTTGTTTACAGATGCTGTTTTAGCAGAAGCATCGTCAGCTTCCATTGCCTTCATGTATGTTACATCTTCGGCTTCAAGTAAGGGCTTTCGCACTTCCCTGATTTTATCCTTGAAGATAACTTTAGCAGCAGTCATGTCTTCAGCCATAACGCTACCACTTAGTTTCCAAGCATTTCTGAAATGCCTGTCGGATGGCATGGTTATGCTTGAAGCGTCTGCTGTTGCACCATCCTTGTCGGTTACAAAAGTTTTAGTTGCCATGTTAGTTTCCTCCTATTAAGCAGCTATTTTCCAAGCATTTCGCCATGTTCGTTGTTGTGGCAGTTGCTCTTTCTTACATATGATTAGTCTAGGTTTATTAGACTTCTCATATTCTCTCCACACCTTTTCAGGTATATCTTTCTGTATTAGATACTCTATTGCTTCTTCTTCTGTCATAGCCTTTACTGGCTCAGTGTTATGCAACAGGTATCCTCTTGTATGCTTTACAAAGTCTGGCTTTGCTTCGTCCTTCTTGAGTTCCCAATAGACCCACACAGGGGGTAGTATGCCACCATTCAATGCACACGCCATCCAGTTAGGGTCAGGGTGTGTCACCTTCGCAGGTTCATCTAGGTTGTCAGGGTCTTCCCATACAATGCAATACTCACTTCTATACGGCTCTAGGTTTTGCTTTGCCCATCCTAGTCTATCCCATAAATGTGTTCCTTGAAATTCTGGTGTCATGCTAAGTCTCCGTGATATACTGCACTAATTTGTGCATAATCTGTATTAGATTGACTTAAATTAGAAGTTTCTATTCCTGAAGCACTACTAGCCGTGTGACCAACAGCGATAGTAGCATTTACTCCTGCATTTGACGCATTATTATTACCTTGAATAGCTATACCAGAAAAATTACCATTCCCCATATTGTTAGAAAAATTAACAACATAGTTACCAGTAGATGAATCTGTCATGCTACTTAAATTAAAACTGTCTCTTTCAGCAGCATTACTTGCTGTTCCGTCAAAGTTTACCCAACTCATAGCCAAACCTTGTTGCACATTCGTAGTGGTAATATTCCCTGCACCTGCAACAATAGTGATGCTGTTCTTTGCGTCTACTCCCTCTAGGGCATTTGTTCTTAGTGTACTCATGCCAAGTCTCCGTGTGCTGATACATTAACTGAGTTTTGGTCATACAAGCTATCATCTACAGTATTTCTAACCTCAAATGTAATTGCTCCTGCCGTATATGCTTGTTGATGCCCCATTACAGTAGTTGCGTAGTTACCTGTAGTAGTGCCAAGGGTACTTCCTACTGCACAGTAATTTATGCTAGAAAAGTCATTTGCTATATTTATAGTATGGTCACCTGTTCCATTATCTGCTGTGCTTGTTACATTAAAGCTATCGTGTTCTGATGCACCACTCGCTGTTCCATCAAGCCTAATCCACATCTTAACCAACCCCTGCTGTAAGTTGGTCGTTGTAGAGTTACCCTCTCCTGTGACGGCAATAGACCCTGCTGTTGATGTGCCTGTGAGTGTGTTTGTTTTGAGAGTTGCCATTGTTTATCCTATGACGGTTTTGTTGGGAAGGTTACAGATGAGAGGTCAAGTCTAGGACCACTCAATTTTGGACTAGCTGTTTTTGTCATATCTCTTAGTGTCTGTCTGTACGTTTTCCACTCAGCTTTTTTGCTGTCTGACAAGGGGCTATCTGGCATAACTGTCCAATCACTTTGTCGTAGCAACATATTTCTATAATCCCTAAATATTTCTAATTCTTTGCTCATGTCTTATCCTAATAAAAATCCACCAAAAACACTTTCATCTTCACCGTTGAAGTAGTCACCTGTACTACTGTGAAACGCTACCTTGATAGTGTCATTTGCTGACAAACTTAATACAGCTATCGTTGGAGGAGTTGCATAAATAGCCCCACCATCATTGTTGTATAATGAACCAGACGCACTTTCATAATCAGTGCTATCATTCTTGGAAAATTGTATATTATTATATTCGCCTGTTGTATTTTTATGATACACATAAGCATAAAAGTAATAGATACCTGCAATAGGAGCAGTGAATTTATAGGTACTAGCATTATAACAGCTACCTATATTTACTTCTGCTGTAGGAAAAGGCACAGGATTTGTTGTTACATAGGCTTCATTACTTCCTCGTGCTTGAAACGCAGGTCTTGTAGGTGTCAATATTCTACCTGCTGAATCAACAGTCATAGCTGTAGTATTATTCGTGTGCTTTATATTTTGTACTAGAAGATTGCTCATAGTATTGCTACGTTCCCTCCTGAGTTAATCGTCAGTGTCACACCACTTGCTATGGTCAAAGGACCTGTGACGTTGGCATTTTCTGTAGCTTCTATTGTGACGTTGCTATCCATTGACTGTGCATTAGTTCTGAACATACCACCGTGCTTGAAGTTACCCTTGTTGGCTTCAGGTACTGTGACACTACCATCTGTTAGAGCTAGATAGTTGACAAAGATGTTGCCTGTTCCTGATGAAGGTGCAGCACTAAAGGTCAGTGTTGTACCGTCAGGCACTGTATAAGCGTTACTGTCCTGCACTACACCATCGACTGATACAAGTATATCCTGAACGCTAGTGACGGTCTGTGACAGCGTAAATGTCGTGTCAGAGCCATCTCCGTTAAACCTTTGCACAGATGGTATTGTGCTGAATGTAGTAGCTGTTGCATTACCTACATAAGGCATTATGTTATCTCCATGATTGAGAGTGCTACATCTGTTGCACCAGATGCTGTGACTGATAATGTGTCGGTAGTTTCTAGTACGACTTTGTTACCTGCAAGAAGTTCTAGTGA